CTCTTATTCTATTAATCATGTTAATAAAAATCATTATGAGGTTGCAGTTTCATTTTCTGTAAATGAAGCGCCAAATCTTTTTAACTGGTCAGGAATGAATTTTGTAAATAATACTTTTGCTAACTGGATCTCTGGGAACTCTTATGAAAAATATGATATAATATATAGCGGAGTTAGTAAAAATAAACTTAATAATTATTACTACTGTTCTGGAGATCATGCCGCATCATCTGAAAGCTTAGATGGTCCCACTGGAACTGATAGTAAGTGGTCTCAATATTTCTTTTTTGAACCAGATGTTGGGCTTCAGAATGATGTATCTTTAAAAGTAGATAAAATAGAATTTAAAAATTCTTTTATTCAAAGAATTAAAAATAGAAAAAATATTGCTCAAACCGAATTTTCTTATAAATTTTCCAGCGCATCAACTAAAAAAACAAAAGCTATTCTTCACTTCTTAGAGAATAAGGGTGGCTATCGCAGATTCTATAGTGAACCTCCATCAGTTTACAATCAAACAAAAGTTTTTTACTCTCCATCTTGGAATCACTCATGGAAATTTACTGATTCTCACGATGTTGATGTTTCTTTAATTGAAGATCCGCTAGGAATAGTACCAACAGGCTCATGAACAGAACAATTTTAAAAAGCAATTCAGCATTTGTAGCTATTGGTCAGTCTCCATCGTGGACTACTGGCAATGATTCTGCGCGATTATTTTCGTTGGTTCAAAACTGTAATTTTTCAGTTAGCAATGAGAGACAAAAATTAAAACAAATTGGAAACAAAAGCTACGCAGTTAATGATCTAGTAAGAGCGCCAAATGTAGAATTGTCTTTTGATTATTATTTATCTCCTTATATTACTAATGAATTAGCCATGAACTTTCAGCAAAAAACTGTTGATAACATGGGAGCGTTTATTAATATGAAAAACACAGATAATAATTTTTATATTGTTATCGATCCAGAAGATCTTAGAGATGCATTCGATCAGCCTAAAAATCCAATTATTACAAACACTAGCTATAGCGGATTTAATGTTTTATCTTTTGGAAATTGCTATTTAAATAAATATAGTGTTAATTTTAGTTTAAATGAAATTCCTACAGTTTCAGTTGGATTTGAAGCTTCTAATATGAAATTTGATGTTTTGACTGGAAACTCAATCACTATTCCAGCCATTAATAGCATGGTTGGAAATTCGGTTAATGCTGGTTCGTTGAATTTGTCTGGATTTTATTCTTCATTAACTGGAAGCTTTATTACTGGAGCGTCTAATGGCAAAACAGAATATAATCCTCCAGTAGTTGTTCCATCTTATTGCACATTCTCTTTGCAAAATTTACAAGTGGGAGGAGTGTCTTTATCAACACAATCAAAGCCTATATTGCAAAGTTTGTCTTTAAATTTTGACTTACCAAGAACCCCGCTTTATGGACTGGGAAGTAATTATGTTTACAATAGAAAACTAGAATATCCCATCAATGGATCAGTAAGTTTATCCGCTCAAGTATCTGGATTTTCTAGCGGATTTTTAAGCGGAATGCTGTATAACGAAAGCGGTTATAATTTTGACATATCATTTTCAGAGCCAACAAAATTTGCCACTGGATTTTATAGCATAACTAATGCTAGACTTGATAATTTTAATTATTCAATGGCAGTTAATGATGTTTTAAATTTTACAGCAGAATTTTCAGTAGAAACTAATGACTCTGCGGGATTTTTGATTGATAGAAAAACTGTAAAAACTCCATTGCTTTGGAGTGCAATATCTAATTTATGGAGCGGAATTAATGTTAATTGGCAATCTTTAGAATAAACGTGTAGAAATTAGTATGAACTTAGGACCAACACAAGTAAGCTTAACATATCCATTTGTTTTAAATCAAAGTGGAGCTAATTTAATTACTCTTGGGAATAATGGGGCAGTTGATTGGGAGGTTGGGGGAGTTGTCGCCAAAAGTGGAAATCAAGTTATTAGCGGAATTAAAAGATTTCATAGTGCGCTTGAATTAAATGTTCAAGCAAATGGAATTTATCACGCAGTTCGTGGAGATAGGCAGTTATTTGCTGGAAGTGGGTTAGTAGGAGGAGGGTTTTTATATGATGATCTTACATTTAATGTTGCAACTGGATATGGAATTATAACTTCAGCAAATGCGGTTGCAGTTAATACATCTACCGTTGTAGTTGTAACTGGAGCTCAAAATATATCTGGAGTTAAAACATTTCAAAGCCAAATTAAAAACTCCGCAAATGACAATTTGCAAAATAATGCATCATCATATATATCAGCTGGAGCATTTAATACAACAAATGGAAGTCAGTCGTTTATTGGTGGCGGATATTCTAATATTATATATTCTGACTTTGCGGCAATTGGTAATGGAGAATATAACAAAGCAAGCGGTACACATTCGTTTATTGGCGCAGGATTTAATAACTTTAATATAAAAAATTATGGTTTCATTGGTGGGGGATATCTTAATTTAAATAGTGGATTATACGCTAGTATAGTTGGAGGAGTTAGTGGAATTACTAGCGGAGATTACTCATTTATTGGAGGTGGACAGTCTAATAAAATTAGAAATAATCACTCATCAATTATTGGCGGATTAAATAATTTAATTTTAGCTCCATACTCAAATATCAATGGAGGGCAAAATCATATAGTCAGTGGAAATTATTCAGCAATTGGTGGTGGATTAAATAATAAAATTTATAATTCATACTCTAACATTGATGGAGGATGGGATAATGTAATTAGTGGAGTTGGGGCTACCTACTCAGCCATAGAGGGTGGATACGCTAATTCAATTTCTACTGCATACTCAAATATCAATGGAGGAGCAGGAAATACAATCAGTGAAAGTAGCGATTATTCAGTTGTTGGTGGCGGACAAGATAATCACGTTAAAGGTGGACCAAGTAATGTTATAGCTGGTGGAGCATCTAATAGTTCCAGTGGAGATTATTTATTTATTGGAGGAGGAAATGCAAATGAACTTTATACAAATTATTCATGCATTGGTGGTGGTCAAGACAATATAGTTAGTGGGGAGCATTCATCAATTTTAGGTGGAATAGGCAACATAATTAAATCTTCAACTTGTAATATTAATGGAGGAGAAGATAATCAAGTTAGTGGTCAATATTCATCAATTAATGGTGGAACGGCAAACCGTGTAAACGGGACTCTTTCAATTGTTTGTGGAGGAGGAGGTAATGAATGCAATGCAAGCAGTTCATTTCTTGGGGGTGGAGATGCTAATACAATTGCAGCTGGAAATTATTCAGCAATTGGTGGAGGGCAGAGTAATACCTCCAATGGAACTCATGACGTAATAGTTGGAGGCCACACAAACACTTGTTATGGAAATCTTTCATTAGTTGTAGGTGGATTTTTTAATAATTTAAGTGCAGATGGTTCCTGTATTGTCGGTGGGTTTGAGAATACCCAAAATTCAAACTATTCATTTATTGGTGGTGGGGAGACTAATACTATTATAAGTGGAAATCATAGTGTTATAGTAGGAGGAAATGTTAATACTTCTATTGGAATTAACTGTTCAATATTAGGCGGATACACTAATATTGCTAGTGGAAATTATATTGCTGTAGGGGGAGGGGTTGGAAACGAAGCTTTATCTTCCTATTCAACAATAGCAGGAGGAGCGAATAATAAAATTAGAAATATTTACTCTTCTATTGGAGGTGGATTTTTAAATAATATTTCTGGAGGATTTTCAACAATCGGAGGTGGTGATACTAATTTAATAAGTGGAAATTATTCATGTATTTTAGGTGGTGGAAATCATTATAATAGTGGTGAGTATGCGAGTATTTTAGGCGGAAGAAGCGCTCAAATTCCAGCATCTCACGCTGGATCTACAGTAATAGCTGATGGTCAAAGTAGAGTTCATTTATCAAGAGCTACACAAGCTTGCACGTTAGATTTCGCTAGTGGAACTTATTTTAGCCTTCCGCGTTTTGCTGGAGCGTCTAATCAAACTGGAAAATTTGGAGAAATGGCAGTTAGTGGATCTGGTCTTTACATCTGCACAGGAACTGCTGGAAGTGGGTGGGGTCGAGTTTTCTTATCCTCTTTTTAATATTTAACCTCAATTCCTTTACTCTCAAATGTTTTCATTTGTTCAAAGTGTTTAGCTCCTTTTCTCTTTTTTGAATACTCTTTAAAGTACTTTTCTTTAACAGGATCAACTCCTCCTGCTTGATCTGCGCGGCGTTGGCTCATCTCTGAGCTATAGTCGAGCATATCTCCATAGGAACCCTTCTTAGATCCTGTACGGTCCACAAATTGATTAGAGTTAAATGGATCGATCTGCGTATCAATAGATGCATTAGGAATAGTAAAAACGCGCTGCCAAGGCTCATTGAGTTCACCGTCTTCTCCAAAGTATTCGTGAGGGTCATTCATTCCTTGGAGAATTTCGCGATATTCATTTGTTGATTCATTGAGGTAAATGTAAAGGGGCATACTATATAATAAAAAAACAGGTAGTTTTCACTACCTGTTTTATTATTTGTTTATTTATTAACCGACTTACGAGATTGGAACTTTAAACTTGTCAGAAGCTTGAAGTTTTTGCTTAGGCATTGTAATTTTCAAGACTCCGTTTTTAAGAGAGGATGAAATCTTTTCAACGTCAACCAGTTTAGAAAGCTTGATTTGATATCCATAAGGATAATCAACATTTGAGCTTTTTGCTTCAAGAAGACTGCTAGATGCGGTGATATTAACCTCTGTTTTTTCAGAGCCAGGCATAATCATCAATGCTTCATAATGATTTTCAAGAGTCTTAATTTTAACTGCTCCATTAAAGCAACAATTGCTTTCTGGATATAGAAGGCTATTAAAATATTGTTCAGTTTTTGATTCAATCATATTGTTATAATAATATATTTTTAATTAAAAGTCAAGAAAAAACTTTGTCTAAAATGATTTCAGCAGTGTTTTTATACGAGAATTTTTTGCTCATTTCAATTCCAGAAACATTGGAGACTTTGTACTTTTTAACAGCAGAGTCCATAGCGGCAACTACAGCTTCTTCGCTCCAAGAGTAAAATTCGCCTTGATTAAATTCGTGTCCTTTCAAGAAGAAAACTCCGTCGTGCGCTGGAATTTTTCCATCTGATTCAACCAAGATGGAATTCTCAGATGTTGCCCAGTCTTTATGAGAGGTTTCATTCAAAACAATTGACCATTTGCCCAAGCAAGTAGCATTGAATGATGGTAAATTCCAACCCTCGCCGCCACTCAAGCCAGTCAAATCAATATCAATAGCATTTAAAAATTCATTGACTTCTTGATTTGTTTGTAAGTAGGGAAGAAAATTAATATTAGTATATCTCTTTCCATCTAACAAATTGCTAATGATGGCTTGCATTTGCTCTGGCTTAAAGAATGGATTAGTAACGCAGCAAGAAAGCTGGTAATCGTTATTATTGCCATACTTATTAAGCCAAGTTTTAATGATTTTTTGAGTGTGTTTTCGATGCTCAAATTTGCCCATCAAACCGAAATGCACTACATCTAAATACTTTTTATTTGTGATGTGAAGATCAGGATCGAAACCCATAGGCACAAAACTAGTATTTTCACATCCAAGATCAATGAATTTATTTTGAGCATAAGTTGAGCTAAAAAAGATTTTGTCCTGAGCTTGCGCAATGGCCACTTCTGTTTTTGTGGGTTCACTACACTCGTAGAATGTTAAAAGATTTTGATTAGGATTTTTGCGATCATCAGAGCTATTCAAATGCCACAACTTAAATGCTGGAACATCTTTTTTTAAAGCATCAAATCTTTGATTGATAGACTTTTGAAGAAAATCTTTAAATTCGTTAGATAAATTGAAAACTGACAAATCAATATTCCCAAAAGGAAACAAGCCGATTTCAATATTTTTATTAAAAAATTCTTTAAGAATGTTGACACTAACGTTTCCAAAACTTAAATTATTAAGGGCTGCTTGTACTAGGAGTTTCATTAGAATGGAATGTCTTCAGAGTCGATCTCTTCAACTTGTTGTTTGGGTTTAGAAAATGTCTTTTTTCCATCAGATTTTGAATCTGAGAAGCTTTCATCTTCAGATCCAGCTTCCTGCTTTGGAGCGGAATTCAAAAACTTAACTTTATCTGCGCGAATATATGGCTTAGTTTGAGTAGAGCCATCTTTTCCAGTCCAAGATGACATGTTAAGTTCGCCTTCAATCATAATTTCTTTTCCTTTCTTCACGAATTTAACGCAAATTTCAGCGAGCTTGTCCCAGCACTCGCAATCAATAAAACATTTATTTTTTGCTTGAGAGTCAGAAATGCAAACTCTCAACGTGCAAACTTGCTTGCCAGTAGAGGTTGTTCGCGATTCTGGATCTTTTACTACGTGTCCAATTCCGATGATTTTGTTATACATAATTTAGTTCTTTTTTGGCTTTAATAATGAATTTATTGTGAATATCTATGCAGCCTTGAATGCTCATTCCAAGTTCTTTAGCAATTAATTTCCAAGGAACGACTTTATTATACATCGAGTCGTATCTCATGTCAATCATTTTTCTTACTCTAGCATCAGGATATTTTTTTGCATAATCAAGAATGCTTTGAATAAGTTCTTGTTTGTGAATAGACTTTGTAAAGTCTTCGCAAAAAGGTTCGACGATGATTTTATCAAGAGGCTCTTCCATCATCTTTTTATTTTTATTATAAAGATTCAAGCATTTCCATCTTGTTTCGTTAGCTAAGTGAGTTGAGAATTTTGTATTTCTATCTGGCTCATATTTTAAAGCAGCACAATAGATTGTAAAATCTTTTTCCAGCAAAACATCGTGCTTATTAACAATGCCAGAGTAGTCTGGAATAACACGATTAACCATTTCTAAATAAATCCCAGAGTGGCGATTAATGAGTTCTTTTAAACTTTCATCATCGCGATTCTCTTTAATTTTATTGATGAGAGATAAATCAGAGTCCACGGTTAATCCAATCTTTAGGAACGATCCCTGTTAAAATTGTATGAGAAATAGCTTGAATCCATCTTTCATCATTCATAGTGTCCCATGTAAAAGCCGAATCAGCATTTTGCTGTAAGAAAGAATTGTTTTTCTCCTCCTCTTCATTTGCATTTGGAACTAAACTTCCATCTGGAAGAGTTCTATTAACAAATATAATTTTTCCTCCTTGTTTTTTTACCCAATTAAATTCATTCTCAAATCTAACATCGCTAATGATTACTATTTTATTAGAATGCATTCTTTTTTCAAGAGCATCAATCCAAACGTTATCATTTAATTTGCGCCTTACGTGAGTTCCCCATGTTACTAAAAGCGGTCGAATAATATCTTTTTCTTCTGTAACTTCTGTAAAAATGTCAATGCCTAAAGTTTTTTTAACAAAACTTTTACATTCATATTTCAATTCTTTAGCAAAAGATAATTTTTGAGTTTTAACTTTATACTCTTTAAAAATTTCAACGAAGCTATCAGCTAAAGTATCTTTGCCACTTCTAGCTGGTCCACAAATTCCAATAATTCTATCGTTCATACTCCTGTGCTACCAAAGCCCCCCTCTCCTCTTTGTGTTGGTTCAAAAGAATCACACTGTTCAAGCTCAACGAAATTTGATTTCTGAAAAACTAATTGTGCGATTTTATCGCCTTTTTTATAAATATACTGAGAATTAACATCGATAGCGTGTCTAGCAACGAATCGTCCAATATTATTAACATCTTCTGGAGAAGGAATGTATTTGAACCTTACTTTGATAGTTCCTCTATAGCTAGAATCAATAACTCCAACACTATTGCAGAGAGCAAGATTTTTAGTTGAAATTGAAGATCTGGGAAAAAGCAAAGTATGATACTCAGACCCTGGATCAATAATCAATCCAGAGTCATACTCAATGTAATCAATGTGAGTATAGCCTAGTGATTCAGTGTATTCACCAACAATATTTGGCTCTGAATTTGCGAAAATATCATAGCCAACATCTCCATTAGATGGAGGGCTAATCAAAGAAATGTTATTGACTTTAAGTTTATTCATTTATAAATTTGATTAAATCTGATGAGAATTCATGAAGACCAACGTCTGCCAAGATTTTGGGAGCATAAATCATGTGTAAATTTTCCAGATCTTTCACAATTGGTATAACAACAATCATAGCTCCAATTGGAAAGTTTACAACTTTTGAACCATCGACTATTTTTTGAACTGCTAGTGATGCTGCTTCTTCAGCAGATTTTGCCGATACTGATACCTCCCAGTTAGCGCTAGAGCATAAATATTCTTGTTGTGGTTCGTCCATTAACATAATTAAGCATAGAATTGTATGCTGTCAAGTAAAATTTATACATAAAGTAAAAATATATTTGCACGTAGTTGAAAAGCGTTACGTTTTCATTTTAAACTCGCTCTCGCTCGTATAATACTTCGCTTCGCTCAGTATTATATTAGTGCAGTTCCACAATTCAAGTGAAAAAGTGCAATGAATAAAGATTTTTTTCAAAAATCTTTAATTAATTTGCGAAGCAAATTAATTATTCAGAGCATCTACAAATTTAACGGCAACCTCGCTTCGCTCGGTAATACTTCGCTTCGCTCAGTATTATGTATATCAAATTTTAATCTGTCAACGGCAAAATTAAAGAAAAATTCCATTTGCTATTCTTGATTCCTAGACTATGGTGTAAGATATTAGCCATGAGTATTTTTGACGAACAAGTATCTAGAAAACCCAACCTTTATCCCTGGACAGAGCAATTTATTGATGCTATGCATAACAATGCGTGGTCTCATAAAAGGTGGAATTTTAAATCAGACGTTCAAGATTTTAAAGTTTCCTTGAGTGAGAGAGACAGGGAAATCATCATTCGCACATTGTCTGCAATTGGGCAAATTGAAGTTGCTGTTAAAACATTTTGGGCAAAATTAGGAGATAATCTTCCGCATCCAGCTATTCAAGATCTTGGTTTTGTAATGGCAAATACAGAAGTTGTTCATAATAATGCTTATGAAGCACTGCTAACAATACTTGATTTAAATGATGTATTTGAGGAGAACCTCAAGCTTGATTGGATTCAAGGAAGAGTGAAGTATTTGAAAAAGTATACTCATCGTTTCTACAAAGATTCTAAAAAGCAGTTTCTTTATAGCATCATACTATTCACTCTCTTTGTCGAAAACGCTTCGCTGTTTAGCCAGTTTTATGTTATTAACTGGTTCGGTAAAAATAACTTACTAAAAGATACTAATCAGCAGGTTAGATATACTAAAAACGAAGAGATGATTCATGGTCTTATCGGGATTCAGATCATTAATGATATTAGAAAAGAGTTCCCAGAATTATTTGATGCTGAACTTGAGGCGAGAATTCTGCACGAAGCTCAAGAAGCTCTGATTGCAGAGTCTAAAATTATTGATTGGATTGTTAATGGAGCCGAAGAAGATTTGTTATCCGCCCCAATTCTTAAAGAATTTGTGAAAAATAGAATCAATGAATCATTTGGTTTGATTGGATTCAAGAAAGCCTTCTCAATCGACGACGAACTTCTTGCTAAAACAAAATGGTTTGACGAGAGTTTATACGGAAACACAGCATCTGATTTCTTTTACAGTACTCCAGTAGAGTATTCTAAAGACAATAAGAGTTTCGATGAAAACGATTTATTCTAAAAAACTAGAGATTTATTAATAAGACATTATAACTAACATGGAAAAAAATATTTACTGGCTCAATGCAGATTCTCGCAAATTTTTAAGCAGTGGCTACTTGATGGACGGCGAAACTGCTGAGCAAAGAATATCTGATGTTGCACAAACAGCAGAAAGTCTTTTGTCTGTAAGCGGAGATTGCATTGCTAAAGTTAATGCTTACCTCAAATGCAAAAGCTTTGCTGAGAAGTTTGCTGACTATGTTGAGCGTGGATTTTATTCACTATCATCTCCTAATTGGTCTAATCTTGGCAGAAAAAGAGGTCTTCCAATTTCTTGTTTTGGAACTTACCTAGAAGATTCTATAGAGTCTATTACTGGTCACAAACTTGCTGAAATCAGCATGATGACAAAGTCTGGAGGAGGCACTAGCGCATTCTTTGGCAATGTTCGTCCTAGAGGATCTAAAATTTCATCTGGTGGAGAATCAACGGGTTCAGTTCATTTCATGGAACTCTACGATAAGATGATGACTGTTGTTTCTCAGGGAAACACTAGAAGAGGAGCTTGCGCAACATACCTTCCAATTGATCATGGTGATATTGAAGAGTTCTTAAAGATTAAATCTGAAGGAAATGACATTCAGGAACTCTCAATTGGAGTTTGTGTCTCTAATCAATGGATGCAGGATATGATTGATGGAAACAAGGAGAACAGAAGAATTTGGGGCCTTGTGATTCAAAAGAGATTTGAAAGCGGATATCCGTATATCTTTTTCTCTGACAATGCTAACGATCAAGCTCCTCAAGTTTATAAAGATAAAAATTTAAAAATCAGTCATTCAAATCTCTGTAATGAAATTATGCTCGCTGATTCTCCAACAGAATCTTTTGTTTGTAATTTATCATCTCTGAATCTTGATAAGTGGGAAGAGTGGAAAGATACTGATGCTGTTGAAACAATGGTGTTTTTCTTGGATGCTGTCATGACAGAGTTTATTAATAAAACTGAAAACATGGCATTCATGACTCATGCTCGCAACTTTGCAATCAATCAAAGAGCGCTTGGCATTGGAGTTCTTGGCTGGCATTCACTGCTTCAATCTAAAATGATTCCTTTTGAATCAATGGAAGCTAAAATTTTAAATAATCAAATTTGGAAAACGATCAGAAATCGTGCTGATGCGGCTACTGAGCAATTAGCTGAGATCTATGGCGAACCAGCGTTACTCGAAGGCTATGGTCGTCGCAATGTAACTACAATCGCTGTTGCTCCAACAGTAAGCTCCAGTTTCATTCTTGGTCAAGTGTCTCAGGGCATCGAACCTTTAAATGGAAACTACTTTGTTAAAGGACTAGCCAAGGGAGACTTTTCCTATCAAAATCCCTATTTGGAAAAATTACTAATTGAAAAAAATCAAAACTCCGCAGAAGTTTGGAAATCTATTTTAATTAGAGGTGGATCTGTTGCTCATTTAGATTTCTTGTCTGAAAATGAAAAAGCTACTTTCAAAACTTTTGGAGAAATCTCTCAAAAAGAAATCATCATTCAAGCTGCTCAGCGTCAAAAATACATCGACCAAGGACAGAGTTTGAACATCATGATTCCTCCTTCGGCATCCGCTAAAGAAGTTAATCAACTTATGATTTTTGCATGGGAGCAAGGAATCAAAGGTTTGTATTATCAAAAGAGCGCTAACCCAGCACAAGAATTAGCCAGATCCATTCTCAACTGCGAATCATGCCAAGCATAATTCCAGTTAAATTATTTAAAAAAAAGTGTATTAATATTTATGGAAATAGATTTTTCAGATAGAATTAAACAACTCTTTGACACTTCAGAATCAGCAAAAAGATCTGGACCAAAAAGTGCCGCTCAAACTCCATCTGCTCCCAGCGAGCGTAAAAAAGGATCGTCTAAAAATCCTAAAGGTTCGGCTGGAGAAGATGGTGGAAAAATTGAATTTGCTGAAAAAATCATAAATTCTTTACAGGAAAAAGTAAGATTTCATAATGAAAATCATGATAAGAAAGTTTCCTTATCTCAACTGAAGAAAATCTATAGAAGAGGTCTTGGGGCATTTTCTTTCTCTCATCGTCCAGGTCAAAGTAGAAGCAGTTGGGCAATGGCTAGAGTTAATATGTTTTTAAAAATGCTTCGTGGAGAAAAAGTTAAAGATTCCTATAGGTCTGCTGATCAAGACGTTGCATCTGGAAGTGAAGCTTACTATGAAGAAAAACCAGAGGATTGTTTCTGGAAGTTTGACTCAATTGATTTTGATCTCGCTCGAATTGATTTAATCAAAGCTGGAGTAGATTTATTTGACGAAGCAAATATCGATTTATCAGATATTGATTATTCTGAAGCTGAAAAGAAAACTCTCAATAAACCATTTAGACTTCCAAGTGGATCGAATAAAAAATTCGGAGTTTATGTTAAAAATGACAAAGGAAACATTGTTGTTGTAAAGTTTGGAGATCCTAACATGGAAATCAAACGCGATGATCCTGCTCGGCGTAAAAATTATCGAGCAAGACATCAATGTGATACTAACGTTGGTCCAAAATGGAAAGCGAATTATTGGAGTTGTAAATTTTGGAGCAGCAAGCCAGTGTCTTCTTTAGCTTCTGAGGACTATGATGATATTGATGAAGATGAAGACGAGTGGTTAGATGATACTTTCGTAGATCAAGAGGAATTGTTTACGCATCTTCCAGAGCTAAGAGATATTCAAGAAAGCCTTGAAGATTTTTGAAGATTGCTTATAATCATGCATAGACATGAAGTATAGAGCATCAATAATTACATCAATTTTCAAAGGTGGAAAATTTATTGATGGCTTTTTAACTGATATAAAAAGACAATCTATTTTTCACGAATGTGAATTTCTTTTATTGGATGCGGATTCTCCAGATGATGAAGTATCTGCGATAAAACCTTATTTATCTTTTAATAATATTAAATATATTAATATTGGAAAATGTTCTGTGTATGAAGCCTGGAACAAAGGAATAGAGCTATCTTCATCAGATCTATTAAGCAATTGGAATCTTGATGATAGAAGATCTTATAATTCACTTCAAAAACAAGTTGAATTTTTAGAGTCTAATTTAGATTCAGATGTTTGTTATGGACAGACTATAGTTAGTTATAAAGAAAATGAAATTTTTGAATATTGCGAATCTAAAACAATTCATCCAGCATTAGATGGAACTTTTGAAAACCAATTAATTCATAATTCGCCACATTGCCTTCCAGTTTGGAAAAAATCTATTCATGATAGATTTGGAGTATTTGATATCAACTATTTTTCTGGTGCAGATTATGATATGTGGTTTAGAGTGTTAAAAGGTGGGGGAAAATTAAGTAAAATGAATATCATTTCTGGACTTTACTATAGAAATCCATCTGGGATTTCTAGTGATAAAAACACTTTACAAAAAGCAATAGATGAGGTATTATCAATTAGAAAAAAATATCAATGAAAATTTTTACATTCTATAGTGATTCACATAAACATTTATTAGATATTTTTTTAAAATCTTTTTTTAAAAACTGCAATTTAGATTTAATCATTAAAAAAATAGATCAAAAATGCTCTGGTGACTATCATTCAAATGGATGGAAAGAGTCGATGGTAAGCAAAATACAATATATTATTGATAGTTTAAATCAATGTAATGAAGGTGAAATCATGATTCATTCTGATTGCGATGTATTGATATGTAATAATATACAAGATTATATTAAAGAATCTTTATTAAATAAAGATATAGTTTTTCAATGGGATTCATCTGGGGTGTGCATGGGATTTTTCGCATGTTTTAAAAATGATTTAACAGTAAGATTTTTCAATGAACTGCTATCTAATATAGATTTGCATAAAGATGATCAATATTGCGCTAATCATTTATTATCAATTGATCAATTCGCAAATCTTAAATGGGATTTATTTGACTATAAATGCTTTACTATTGGAATGTTAAATAAAATGTATAGTGAGGATTGTGAAATAACACTTCCTAAAGAATTGAATATTTTCCATGCAAATTTTTCTCCCAACTTGAATCTCAAAACACAATTAATGCAAAAAGTATTTGATTTTTTAAATGCTTAATGATATATAAATATATGATTTACTCTTATTTTGAAGATATTTTTCCATATGATAAATTTCCCGTTGAATATTTATGTTTTCAAAAGCTTAAAGATGAACGGGATATTAATTATATTGCTATTCCTTGGACGCAAATACTAAATTCTAATTGGCTAGATTTTCCAAATAAACAACCAATGCAGTACTATATTAATGAAATTTCAAAATTAAATATAGAACAAAAAAATAATTTTACTATTTGCCAACATGATGACTATATGCGACTTATTGATATTTTTAAATTTTTAAATATTAATACTGTATTTTCTCCATTACATGATAAAAATAATTTCATTACTAAAGGAATTAATATTATTCCAATAGCATTTACCTGTAGTTTTAATTTTGATGATACAAAAAATAAAAATATTCCAGTATCTTTTGTAGGAACTTATACATCTCATCCAATTAGAGGAAGAATGCTAAATAAAATTAATGGTAATAATATCATCTACAGAGATAGTTACCATATAGATTCAAATTCATTCTCTATAGAAAATTACAGAAAAAAAGAAGAAGAAGAGTATAAAGATATTCTTGAAAGAAGTAGGTTTTCATTATGCCCAAGAGGATCATCACCATCATCTGTAAGATTTTGGGAAAGTTTAGCTGCTGGATCAATACCTATTTTAATTTCAGATGATTGGGTTTTACCAGAATGGGATTGGAGTAATACAATAATTTCCATACCAGAAGATGAATTTGATAATTTGTCATATATAGATATAATTAATATTATTGATAAAATTCCTCAAGACAAGGAAGAATTAATGAAACAAAATTGTTTAAAAGCTTATAGACAATTTGGACAAAATAACTTTAAAAATTACATAAAAAAATTAATAAATAAATGAAAACAATTTTAGATGTAGGATGCAATAATTTGGCTGGATTTAATTTCTTAAAAAACTTTGAAATTATAAATGATGAAGATGTAAAAATTTTTGTAGAAGCTAACCCAGAATGCTGGCAAGATTTGGAGGAAGATATTAAGTCTATAAAAAATTCTTTTTTAATTAAAAAGGGTCTTGATGTAGAAGTTAAAGATGTCACTTTAATGACGAGAGCTGATGAAAATAAATGTATTGGAGCTACCATAATGGGAGAAAAATTCATGAATGATAGCTTGGGTCGATGGAATATCAAAGTTGATGAATTTAATTATTATAATATATCTACAACTACAATACTAGATATCATTGAAGAATTTAAAATAGACACGGAAGAGTGTATTTTAAAGCTTGATGCCGAGGGCGTGGAGTACGATGTGTTGAATCAAATATTAAATAATAATATTAAATTCAAAAAAATATATTGTGAATTTCATGTTCATAATCAAAATCATGAAATAGAAAAACAGAATATAATTAAAAGGTTCCAAAATAAAAATCAAGAAATTATAGAATGGCATTAAAAAATATCTTTCTTAATTCGGATAATTTAAAAATTCATGGCCCAAATCAATCGTTTGGAAACCATCTATCGCATTTATTATTTTGTTATAATTTCAGCAAAAAAAGAAATTTTAATTTAAAAATTACCACACAATCCAATTTAGATGAAGTTTTTGAATTAGAGGATTTTAAAAGTAATCCTGAAGATAATTTAATCAATTATTTTTCTGAATCTTTCAGTTCTGATATTCATGAATTAAAAATATCAGATGAAGCAAATTTAAAAAAATCTTTACAAATTCTTAATGATAAAAGTTTGCTAATACCTAGCAACATATATTTTTCTGGTTGGTTTTATAATGTTCCATTATACCCTAATTATTCTTTTTTTGATGAAATAAAAATTAAAAAGTCCATAATAAATTATATAGAATCAAATTTAAAAAAAGTTTTACATCAAGATTCTATATCCATACATTATAGGGGAACAGATTTTAATGGACATTTAGGTTATGATTTAAGATTGCCTTTTAATTATTACGAAAAGTGTATTCTCCACATGAAGAAGCATCATAAAAATATAAAAAATATTTTTATTTTTTCAGAAGATACAAAACAGGGTTTAGAATTAGTTTCATTTATTAAAAAAATTGATAGTTTATTTAATGTAGAATTTATTCAAAATGAATACTACATAGATTGGACATGTTTACATTTATCAAAAAATATAATATCTTCCAACTCATCGTTCTGTTTAACCGCTTGTATTAATAAAGATATTATTTATCAACCAAAAAAATATCAATTAAGAAATACCTCGCTAGAAGAAACGTATCCATCCCAACCATTTTTTAATAATTCATACATATTATGATAAATATAAATTATCAAGGAAGGTTCGGAAATAATCTTTTTCAATATTTTGCATCATTAATTTTATCTAAAAAATTCAATCAATCAATTGCTAATCCGTTATTAAATAATATTTTTAAATTCGATGCTAGTAAAAATAGTCATATTTATGAAAATAATTTAATAATAAATGATGATAATATATACGATTTATTAAAAGAAACAAATATAAATGAAAATATAATATTGGATGGATTTTTCCAAAATAGAGTAATATTAGAGTTTTTAAAATTTAATAAACATTTTTTTCTTAATGAAGGTAAAATAAAAAAAGGATCATTTGTTCATGTTCGACTTGGTGATATTGTTAATGATAAAGGGTGTTGTCAAATTGAATATTATCAAAAATCCTTGCAAGGATTAAGTGGTGGATACATATCTAGTGATTCTCCAAATAATGATATAATAAAAAAACTTAGTGATCAATTTAATTTACAAATTTTTGAAAACTCTCCCGAAAAAACTATAATATTTGGATCTCAATTTGAAAATAAAATATTATCTTTAGGAACATTTAGTTGGTGGATTGGATTTTTGGGAAATCAAAATAATGTTATTTGCCCAGTTCAAAAAGAATACAGAGAATGGCATGGAGATATATTTCCATTTTTAAACTGGAAAGAAGTATCAATAAAAAATTAATAAACATGTTTATACCATTAAATCACTTAAAGGAAAAGTATAATCTTAATCTAACAAATATTCTACACGTTGGCGCACACGAAGGTCAAGAACTAGATGATTATATTCAATGCGGAGCAAAAAAAATTCATTGGATAGAGGCCAATACCGATTTAGCTAACAAACTATCTGATCGTTTAGATGCATCTATTCATAAAGTTACTAATGCTGTAGTATCTAATGAAGACGACAAAGAAGTCATATTTAAAATAGCCAATAACACTCAATCTTCATCTATTTTAGATTTAGGCGAACATTCTAATTTATTTCCAGATATTTACTACACTCATGAAGAAAAAAGATTTACGAAAACACTAAATTCAATCTTGTCTGAAGAGGTATTTTTAGAAAAAATTGATTTTCTAAATATAGATATTCAAGGAGCTGAATTATTAGCCTTACAAGGTTTAACGGATCATTTAGATTCTATTAAATCTATCTATATAGAAATTAATGATTCAGAAGTTTATAAAAATTGTTCGCAAACAAATGAAATTGATGAATTTTTAAATAAATTCAACTTTGAGAGAAAAGAAAAATATCTTTATTCAAACCATCCTTGGGGAGATGCATTTTACTTAAAAAAACATGAATGACTATTACCATATATCAAAATTAAATAAATTAAAATTTCAATTTAAAGATTGCAAATTAATAAATAAGAATTATTCTCAAGCATATCAAGATATGTTCGTATTGAGCATG